CGCCGCGTCGGCGGCGGACGACCCCAGCGCGTTCATGCCGTTCGTCAGCCCCTGGACCGCCATCCGCCCCGCGTTGGCGAACTTCGGGCCAACCGTCGCGCCGAACGCATCGAACGCCGCGCCCGCGCTGTTGAAGGCGGCGGGGAGTGCGGAAAAGAGCGCGTTCCAGTTCGGGAGCGTACTGAACGGCCCGGTCTTGGCGGGTGAGTGCGGCATGTGGGCGTCGAGGTTGGCGATCGCCGCCAGCGCGCCGGACGTATCCACCACGGCGGTCACGGTGAAGCTCTTGGGGACCGTCGCGACCGCCGCCGTGACGGCATTGATCTGCCCCGTGGCCTCGGTCGCGCCCGGTGCGCTCACGGCGGTAGTGGCGGCCTTCGGGACGGCATTGATCGTGGTGGTGAGGTTGGACACCTGACCGCTAGCCATCCGTGCCGCGACCCCCGATGCCGCCGTGGCCCCCGCCGCGACTACCGCCGCCGCCGCCTGCGCCCCGAGCGCGAGTCCGTGCCCCATCGCCGCATTTGCCGCCGTGTTATCCGCCGCCGCCGCGCCATTGACCGCTTGCATGTGGTTGACCGCCGCCAGGGTGGCCGCCGTGGTCTGCTGCTGATTGATGCCGAGTTGGGCGTTGATATACTGGATCGGCCCCGCCAATTGTGCGAATGACGCCGCTTGTTGGGCATTGACGTTGGTGCCATTGGCCGTGGCGACGTTGAGCGCGTCCCACTGCGCTTGCAACGTGGCGAGGTAGCCCTTCAGTTGCCCCCCGGTGCTCCCCAGGGACTGGATCGCCTTATCGTAAGCGTTGGCCGCCGCCGCCCCGGCGTCCATCGAACTCGCCAGCGCCTTGACGCCACCGCTCAGATTACCGAACGATGCCGGGGCTGCGCTGGTGCCGGCCAGCAAGGCCCGGACGCGATCGATGAAACTTCCCGTGGCACCCGTCGCCGAGTTCATCGGCCCGACCATCTCGTTCGCGCCGCTGCCGATCGCTGCCGTGCTAGCGCCCACTTGCGGGCCGATGTCCAGCAAATGCACAAGCTGATCGTGCATTTGCTGGGTGCTGCCGATCGACTGGGTGCTCAGGTCTTGGAAGGACTTGATCATGCCTGCGGCCCACGGGGCCGTCTGGCCGGTAGTCTTTTGGTACACGTCGGCAAAGTAGCCGACCACCGTGGCCCCGAAGCCGCCGACCGCCCCGAGGATGCTGCCAAACATCGTCTGGAACGCGCCCATCAGCACGTCGGCGAGGCCCAGGACTTGCATCTTCATGCCGTCGAACGCCTTGCTGAGCGCGGTTCCGGCGTCGTGCCATGCGGCGGTCCAATTGCCGTGGATGAGGTCCGTGACGACGTTGATCACCCCGGTCAGGATGGCGGCGAAAATCTGGATACCGCCCGAGACGATCTCGAGCGTCCCGGTCACGATGCGCAATGCCCCGGCCAGGGTGTTCGTGAGGAACCCGGCCAGCCCGCCGATCGCGCCCATGCCCACACCGATGGCGACCACCAGCGCGCCGCCCAGGAATTGCGCGAGTTGACCGAGTAGCGGTAACAGCGGCTGGATCGCCATGCCGAGCAGGGTGAAATAGCCCCCGACCCCCTGCCGCACGATGTTCGCGAGGGCGGTCGCCACTTCGCCCAGGGCGGTCACGCTCGTGCGTGCGGCGGTGCCGATTGCCTGGAAGGCCGCACCGATGGCGGTCGCGGAGCCGCTGGTCGCGCCGAACGCCGCGCCCACGGTGCCGAGGATACCGGCGAGCGCCGTGAGCGCGCCGTGTAATCCCGCGCCGATGGTCGAGGCCAGATCGCGTATACCGGCGGTGCTGTTATGGATGGTCGTGCCGAACGCCGAGAACGCCCCGCCGACCGTGGACAATGCCCCGCTCACGGTGGTGCCGAGCGTCGAGAACGTCGCGCCCACGGCGCTCACGGCGACGGTCACGGCGTTGCCGAGCGTGTCGTGGATCAGCGTCCCGAATGTCGAGAGACGCGCGCCTGCGGCGTCGAGCGCCCCCCGTACCGCCGTGCCGAGCGTCGAGAATGTCCCGCCCAGGGTCGCCAGCACGGTGCCGATCGCCGCCGCCACCGTGGCGGTGATCTCGCGGATACCGTGGAAGTCCTCCGCCCAGGCCACCGCCAGGAGCTTGACCCCCGTCCACACGGCGAGCAGCGCGAGCGGCATCCCCAGCAGCGCACTGATCGCCACGCCGACCACGGTGCTGATCGCCAGGAAGTGCTCGCGGAGGAAGGCCAGCGCGGGCGCGAGCAGGGCGCGCGCCGCCTCGGCCAGTTCGCGGGCCTTGGTCGTGGCGATCCCGACCGCGTTGACGAACGGCTGGATCGCGGCGGACGGCACCCACTCGCCGCGTAGCGCCTCGGTGATGGTGATCACGGTGTCGCGGAACAATTGCAAGCCGCGCAACGCTGTGGAAACGAACCGGGTCACTTTGCCCGTCGCGACCGCCCCGAAAGCGTTGTCTACGGCGGTGATGATCGTCCCGAACGCGGCGTTGAAATCGCCGGTGCGGAAGGCCGCGACCAGTCCGGTGAGCGCCGCCTTGGTCACGTCCACCGCGCCATTCACGGCGGTCCCGAAGCCGTGCCAGTTCGTCGCGTAGGCGCGGACCAGCAGCCCGCCCGCGAGCAGGGCGAGGGCGAAGGGGCCGGTCAGGACCGCAGTCACCGCGCCGAGCGCCTCCATCACCGCGCCGATCGATGGGGCCAGCAGCGCGTGCGCGGCGACCAGGACCGCGAACGACCCCGCCGCCGCCATGACCGCCGCGATCATGCTGGCGTGCGCGGCGACGAAACGCTCCACGGCGGGGAACACGAGGTTGATGGCGGTCAGCAGTTGTGTCAGTCCGGGGAGCGCGGCGGACCCGAGCGTGATCGCCAGCTCCTGCATGTTGACTTTGAGGCGCGCGAACTGGAACCCGGCGGTCTGCGCCGAGCGATTGAACGCATCCTGCGTCACCGTGGAGAGGAGTTGTTGATTGGTCATGTCGTGGAGACTGTTCTTATAGTCCTCGTTCGCCGTCCCCATCAGCACCGCGAGGCCGAGTCCGCCACGTTGGGCGTTGATCAGCTTCATCGCCTCTTCGGTCGCCTTGGCCTCGCTCATGCCCTGATCGAGGTACTTCTGCTTGGTTGACTCCAACGACCCATCGAGGGTCGCCAGCAACGCCGACTGGTCTTGTGTCGAGCGCCCGGTCTTGGCGAACGCGGTTTGGAGGTCGGTCATGACCCCATCGAGGCCCTTGGACGCCAGCCCCGCCGCCGAGAAGTCGGACACCAGATCGACGCCCGACGCCTTCGATAGGGCGCCCAGTTCCTTCGCCGCAGCCTTGCTCGGCGCGGCCATGTGAAACAAAATATTACTCAGTTGCGTGTTCGCGGTCGCGGCGTCGAACCCGTGCCGCGTCAGCGCGGAGAATGCGGCGGCCACTTGCTCGACCGGGACGTGGAGGTTCGCGGCGGCGGCGACCGATTTGCCGCTATTGTTAGCAAAATCTTCAAGTGTCATGTTGCCTTCGGCGCTCGCCAAATGGAAGATCCCCATATAGCGCGTGGCGTTGGCTAAGACTTCGTTATGGCGCTCTTGCTCCGTCGCGGCGTGCGACACGTCCGCGCCGTACTCGTGCATCGCGTTGGCGAGGATATTGGTGGTATCCGAGGCTTTGCCGCCCGTGGACACCGCTGATTCGGTCGCGATCTTCAGGATGTCCATCGAGGCCGACAAGTCGCCGGTGATGTTCATCGCGTGCATGAAGCCGCCGGTCAGTTGTTCCAGTGGCGCGCCCGTCTCGGAGCCGAGCTTCAGCACCGACTCGCGCATCGCCCCGACCTGCGCGGTCGTCATCGTCGTATTGTTCTGGACATTCTGGAGCGTGGTCTGGAAGGAGGACGCCGCCGCCACGCTCGCACCCAGCGCCCCGATCGTCGCCGCCCCGGCGATCGCCAGCGCGCCCAGGCCGAGCGCCGCGCCGTCCGCGCTCGCGCTCAGCCCCGCGAGCGCGGAGGCGGTTTCGGCGACGCCCTCGGCGCGCACCAGGACGATCAGTTCGGCGGCGGTGACGGCCATGCGGCGCTCGCAAGCACAAAAAAGACCGGATCGCTCCGCCCCGAGTCGCACTCATCCCGAGTGCCCCCGAGGGGGAGCAAGCCAGTCTGTACCCCGCCGAAGCGTTGCATCCTTGCACTTGCTACGCGCTATGGTAGAGTACGCGGCACTTGTCGTCAAGAGGGAGAGGGATTTATGCGAATCGTCGTCGGTGTCCTGGCTGTACTCCTGTTAACATCCTGCGGAGTCACCAGTACGACCGTTCGTACCCCAACACCCGATACAAAAACACCTGCGGGTTATCGCATCTTCGTACTCTCACAGGTTGCCGTACTGAATGGGGCGGTAGAGGTAGTAAACGACTCGTGTAAGGCGGGTGCTGTCGCCGCTTGTGCTAAGGCACTGGGCGAGCAGACACCAGCCTACAAGGTCGCCGCCCAAGCGATTAAGACTACCACCCCCCCATCGGATTGCGTCGGATTGTTTAGCGGTTATGTCGGGTTGCCCGATCTGGCCGATCCCTTCTTTAGCGAGGTACAGACCGAGGTGGACCAAGGCAACGCGAACGGAATAACGACGGTGATCGCGCGACGCTACCCCCCTTTCATTAAGGGCAAGACCACCGCCGACAGTCCGCTACCAAATGACGGTTGTCGGTAATCACAAACCCCCGGTGCGGAGAGTCGCACCGGGGGTGGTAGACAGTAGGGTGGCCTGTTTGCCACCTACCGTGGCGTGAACGATGTGCTCGTGGTGAAGGTCTGGCCCTGGTAGGTGATCTGCACGTCGATCACGACCGTGTAGCCCTTGCTAGCGGTGCTGATGTCGCGCGTGCAACTCATGGTGCCGTCAGCGCCGCTCGGCCCACCGGTGCAACCGGGGGAGGTAGTCTTGTAGTGCCAGGTCGTCGCCATGGTCGCCCCGGCCACGCCCTGCCCGTTGTTGGTGAGCCTGCCGGTGACGGTGACGCGCGTGTTCCGGGTCGGGCTGGTATCGGACACAGTGGCCGACACCTGATAGTTAGCGACGGGCGAAGGCGACGGCGAGGGAGACGGAACAGGCGGCGCGGGCGAGGGACTCGCACTCGGCGGCATGGGCACAGGCGAAGGTGACGCTGGGGCGGGGGGCGGGGGCGCACCGCCCGTCTGTCCGCCCGGATACTTCACCGCGAATTGCTCACCTCCGAGCAGTCCGAGCAAGACCTGATAGGTCGGGTCGGCGACCTCCGGGTGATACTCGAACCGCGCCCGCTCGAAGTATTGCGTGCGGTACGTCTTGCCATCGGTCGGGTTGATCTCGTCGAACGGCTCGGAGATCGGCAGCCCCTGCTGGGTCAGTCCGCCGTGCAGCTGCCAGTAGGCGAAGAAGCGGTCGTCCACGCACCGCCCGGTCTGCTGGAAGCAGTTGACGCCCGTCGTGGGCACGGCGGGGCGTCCACCGGGATACTTCACCAGGAACTGCTCGCTGCCGAGGAGTCCGAGGAGTACCTGATATTGCGGATCATTGATCTCGGGGTGGTACTCGAAACGCGCACGCTCGAAATACTGCGTCAGGTAGATTTGCCCGTTGGTGGGATTGGTTTCGTTGAAGGCATCGCTGATCGGTAGCCCTTGCTGGGCGAGGCCGCCGTTGGCCTGCCAGTAGCTGAGGAACGGATCGCAGACCTGTTTCCCCGTAGTGGCGAACGTCTGGCAGGAGGCGGCAACCGCCGTCCGTGGCGCGATGCCCCCAAACGCCAAGCCGGTGAGCAACAAAACACCGCAAAGGACCATGCGCGCTACCAGCGACCGGCATCCCCGTACCATCTGCTCCCCCTTCCACTATCAACGAGTCACCACTTGTAGCCCAGGCGGCGATTGTAGCAGGACGTGGCAGGGGGGGACACGAAGAAGCCCCGCCGCATGGGGGTGCGACGGGGCCAGGAGCGAGGAGGAGATAGAGGAGCGAGGAGGAGGATGGAGGATGGACGACTGGCTGCCAACCACAGACAGCGTAGCGGGCGGCGCTGGCGGGGTCCAGGGCCAAACGTCCGGTACGATGGTCCGGGGTGGCGGCGCGGCTGGGGCGAGTCGCACGCCCATCGCGGGGCAGGAAGGGCATGTACAACCCCAGCCCCCGCTGTGCCATTCGCCACCGCGCCACGAAGGCTTAGGCAAGGGGCGTGCCGCTGGGGTTAGGCCGGACGCTGAACGCCCCCGCCTCATAGCGAGGCGGGGGCGTCTTGCTGTGCTGTAGTCAGTGGTTGTAGAGAGTGAAGTCCCGATCGAGCCAGAGGATGTAGAAGACGTGCCCGTCGCGATAACCGACCATCGGTGCTTGGCCATAGAAACGATAGGCGAGATAGGTGACGTCCGCACTCACAGAGGGCGGGTGTGCGGCTTTGATGGAACCACGGTTGATCGTCTCGCCACCAAGGCCATGCTTCTTGAAGTTGGCACGCAGTTGTAACCACGTCTGCTGGCCTAACCGATACATTGTATCGATCAACGCCGCTTTCTCTTCGTCGGTGCAGTCGTCTAACCCGTGATTCTTTTGAAGATGGTGGAGGCAGAATGCCGGGGGTAAGGTGTCGGCGTTGACCGGCAACGCCACGCGGCCTTGCAGGTGCGCGCCACCCTGTGCCTTGCGTTTCTTCGGTGACTCAGGCATTCACCAAGTTCTCAACGAAATACTCGTGCATCGCGTCGGGCGAGATGACGCCATTGCGCGGCGTGTCCTTCCACGGTGCCTCTTCGTGGGTCAGGTTACGCAACCCCCACGCCGAGAATTGGCCGTAGACGCTATAGACCTCTTCCAGGACGGTCTGTGTCTCCACATCGATACTTTCGGGATCGAAATCGTCGGGCGTCGGGATCGGACGAGAGCCGTTGTCCCGATACTCGTAGTACACATCGGGCACGACCGGGCCATGCGCCCACGCCTCGATCGACTCATCGAACAGCTGCATGCCGCGCCACGCGAGGTGGAACCCCTGTGCGTAATAGAGCAGCTTTTGCATCTTGAGATTGGTGATTTTCTCGCCATACTCCTCGTCGGAGTTGACCCGCCAGATGAGGTAGTTGGCGATCGTCTGGGCCGGATATGCCATCTCCACCCTCCTGATCGTCGCCAATGACATAGAACTCATGTTCTCCTAGACCAATTGTCGCATTTGTCCGAGTCGAGCGTCAAGGGACTTTAGCACGATTTGTGGACAGTCGGTGGAAAGCCTGTGGGTAATATGGGGATAACGGCGCAAGTACCATCGGCTCACAGTCGCGCCCATTAGCGGATACATGCGCCTGTTTCTCCGTGGATGCCCCCGTTACCGCACACAAATGGGCGGACCAACTTGGTCCGCCCATGTTATAGGTCAAGTTCCTACGCGGCGTGCCGCCACCGCCTATTGCTCACGCCGCGTCCTCCATGATCGCGGTGATACTCGCCCCGCCCATGCGGAGCGCCGCGCCGATGCCCGCCCCTGGTGCTTGCCCCGAAAGTACCGCGCCGATCGGGACGCTTGGGAACTTCCACGGCTGTGAGTCATACGCGCATACTGTATCCCTGTGGTAATACCGCGTGAGGGAGTACGCCATGCGCCGCGCCATGCTGACGTTCCTGTGCCTGCTCGGACTAGTAGCCTGCGGGTCTGCTCCCCTTGCCACGCCTTCTCCGACCCTCTCCCCGCTGACAGCGACGATCGCGGCCACGGCGACAGCGGCCCCCACGGCGACGGCCTTGCCCCCTACCACAACCCCGACCCTACCGCGTGTGCCGACACCGACGACCGCACCGGCGCGCACGGGTCATGTCTCCGACGCGAGCGGCTGGTGCTGGGTCACGCTCCCTGGCGGCTTCGCGGAGGACACGCCCGGAAGTGGCTATTTCCCGGCGACGGATGGCACGGGCTTCGTCGGGTTGGATAACCCGACAGCGCGCGATCCGGTGAGCGACGCCACCACGGCGGCGGGGACGATGAGCGCCACGCTCGCGGGTTTGCTGGACGGGTATACCGCCGCCGATCCGACGCTAGACGACGCCGGTGCGGCGGTCACGTTCACGGCTTCGGCCTCGGGGCAACCGGGACACGGCAGCATCATCGCCCGCCCGTTCGCGCAGCAAATATGCGTGCTCTCCTTCTTCGCGCTCGATCGGTCGTCGCTCGACTTCTCCACGCAACTCCTCGCCTTGCGCGAGACGTTCAGTCCGCTCACCCTCTCCGCACCGACGCCGACGACTGCCGTCCCCATGCCGACCGCGACGCCGTCGCCGAATTGGGCCAATGCGTGGACGGATAGCCCCACCCCCACGAGTGCCCCCGCCGTCGTCTACCCGACCGTAACCACCGCCCCGGTGTATCCGACCGCAACACCGACAGCCGTGCCGTATGTGCCGTATGCGCCATCGAGTGGTGGGAGCGGCAGCGGGAGCGGGTGCGGGAGCCGTGGCGGTCCGGGTGGTCCGCGCACGTCGAGCGGGAAATGTCCGGCGTGGCCGAAGAAGTGAGGGAGAACAGGATGCGCTATCGTCTCTTCGCCATCGTCGGCGTGGCCGCGCTCATGGCGTGCGGGAGCCCGACCGCCGCACCAACCGTCAACGTCGGCCCGACCCAGACCCGTGCGGCAGAGGTGGCGCAGATAGCGGCATTGCAAGCGACCGCCAATGCTCCTACCGCAACGCCTAAGCCCACCAATACGCCGGTCCCGCCCACCGCCACCGCCGCACCACCTACCGCGACAGCGTTGCCTCCAACAGCCACACCGGACGTCGCGATCTGGAGTTTCAAGGAAGCGGCAGCAGATATTATCGGCGGCACATCTGGCGTACCGACCGTCACGAACGCCTGTTTCAGCCCCGACACTGCCTGTATCGCCGCGCTCAATACCGAGAGCGTTCGTTTGGCGCAAGCCAACGATCGCCTCAAAATCATCACCCCGCCGCAACAATGTGCGCGGGACTATTACCTGCTCCAGCAATACATCATCGCCACGGCGACATATTACATCGGACTCAACGAAGGGCAAAAGAGCGGGCTGGGCTCGCCGAAGTTCTTGTTTTACCTTCAGAATGCGACATCCGCACTAACCGACTACAACAATCAGGCACGCACCGGCACATGCCATGAGTGATAGATAGCGCAGACTCAAACTCATCAGGCTCGCGGCCAAAGTAGCAATACCAATGCAGCACAAAGGCGGACCAACTTGGTCCGCCTTTGTGCTGCGTCAACCTTCTACGCCGCGTGCAGATACCGCCAGTCGATCAGGCCGCATCTTCCATGATCGCGCTGATGCTTGCGCCGCCCTGTTGCAGCGCCGCGCCGATACTCGGCACGTCCGGGTTGATCATCCGCACCCGATCGATCAGGGTGATGATCGCGCGGATGTCGCCCGCCCGCGCGTAGCGCCCGAGCCAGTCATCCCGCCATGCCTCGTACTCATCCCAGGTGAACGCCAGGAACAAGGTCTGCTGATACTCCTGCATCCCCTTCAACCGCACCCCCTGGCGCGGGCTGAGCGGGATCGGGTGGGCCATGAAGGGCAGCCGCACATCGAGCCGTTTCGCTTTCAGCAACAGCGCCAGTTCGGCGTAGGCGCGGTCGGCCAGCGCGCCGCGCCGGACACGCGCGTACCAGTCGGTCAGGTCGGGATCGGCGGCGACCTCGCGCTCGATCTCGTCCACGGCGCGCACCGCCAGATCGGTGAGGTTCGCCCGTGCCGGGGCGTTGTCCGCCAACGACCGGAGCAGCGCGATCAGGTCTACCCGGTCGGCGTGGACGATCAGCGTCTTACGTGCGCCCATCAGCCTACCCCCTGCCCACCGCGAATCACGGTGCAACGACGCTCTACGTTGGCGATCATGCGACGTAACCGATGGAGATCGGTGAAGATGTGATCGAGTTCGGGATAGCGTTCCAGCGCGGCGCAGACCTCATCCTCTTTGTAGGTCAGCAACAAGTGCCGTACGTCACGCCCCAACTTACTGAGCAGCAGGTGTTTCGCCACGCCGCCATCGTTGATCGCCGCGTCTGCGCCTAGGATCGTATCGGACAGCGCGGCGTGTTCGTCGAGGGGCGGCGGCGTAGCGGTCACGTAGGGCACAGGGTCGGGCGCGGGGCGCGGCCATTCCGGCGTAGGGGCAACGGGCCGACTATATAGCCCCACCTCAGGGTCGGCGTCCGGTTCGCCCCAGGGATCGGGCCGCGCCGTTACCGGAGCAGGCGACGACCGTGCCGGTACTGGTCGCATCGGCTCGGGTGGCAATGCGGCCCGGCGCTCGGTCGCCTCCACCGCGTCCCGTAGTTCCTGTTCGGCGCGAAAGACGGTGATCGTCGTGGCATCCAGTTTCTTCACCAGTTCGCGCGCCACCATCGCCGCGCCGTCCGCGTCGCCGCCGCGCTCGCCCGCGATGTGCCAGATGTACCGCTCGCGCTGGAACGTCCGATTGCGCCGCTCGTTGTACCGCTCCGTTGCGGCGTCCACTTCTTCGCCGATAGGGGTTGCGCCGTTTGGCGCAACCCCTATCGGGTCGGCCAGGGGTCGCCCACGTCCTGCGAGTTGCCCGCCTTGCCTGCCCGCCTCGCTCATGCGGGTCTGCGACTGCGCGGACAGCACACCCGCCCATTCGTCGGCCTCGCGCATCCGCTGGCTGTAGGTCCGGGCGCGCTGTCGATTAGCCTCGATGAGCAGGCGGATCGCGTCGAGCGGATCGGTGATTGCCCGCACCACGACCGGCACACGATCCAGCCCGAGCGCCAGCGCCGCATACCAGCGGCGATGGCCGGAGATGATATTGTCGTCCTGATCGATCGTCAGGGGCACGATGATCCCCTCTTCCCTGATGCTCTCCACGAAGGCCGGATCGGCGTCCGGCTCCCCGTAGATCGTGGCGTTCAAGGGGTGTGGGCGAAGTCCGTTGGGGTCGCGCGTTTCTTGGTCCATCGCTACCTCTGTTACACTCTCGCTGCTTTACGGGTGGCCTAGTAAACGACCCGTAAAGCAAGCCTCTGTTAGCGGCGGCGTGGTCGTTTCACGCCGCCGCTTTTCCCACATCCGGCCCTTCCGCGCGATCCTCTGCTACAAACCGCTCCAAGATGTAGACGATCTGTGCGTTGAGCGACCGATGCTCGCGCTCGGCTATCGCTTGCACCGCTTCGTGCAAGTCCTTCGGAAGCCGCAGCAGATACCGAATAACGCCCGAAGCTGACATGACCACCTCCTTTCTAGCTGCAGTATATGATATTGCCGTGACTTTGTAAAGATATCTCAAAGGTATTGACAGGACAACAATTCAATGATATCATCAGTATATCACCAAAGGGTGATGAAAACGGGAATGCCCCTAGCGGTCCAACTTGCAGGACGAACCGCTAAGGGCATCGAATGAACCGGGACCGAAGTCCCAGAACAGGAGCAAGTGTACCATGAGCCTCCGTACCGCCCTCGACCACAGCCCCGCCGAACTGGCCCTGCACGGCTGCGACGATCATAGCGGCATCGTCGCCCTGGTCGCCCCCTCCCGGCGCGACGCGACCCGCGTCAACACCGTGGCGCTGGACACCACGACCGGCGCGACCCACTGCGACTGTCGCGGGGCCGAGTGCAACCGCCGCTGCTGGCACGCCGACCACGCCGCCGCCGCGTGGCTCGCCTCCCCCGCGATGCTCGCCGTCCGCTGGCTGACCGATGACCAGCTCACCCGCTACGGCAAGAAGCACGCGCTGTGCGTGACGACCTACCGGGCGCGCACCGGGCGGGCGTGGAATGAGGATGTGATCGCCCTCACGGCGGCGCGGTGCGAATGGCGGCGACGGGCAACCGCCGCCCTCGCGCCCGATCTGCCCCTCGCGGCCTGAGCCTGCCAACTTGTCAACAAACTATCCCCCGACTTACCCACAATGAAGGAGGCGATGCCGTGACGATCAATGACCTCATGCGCGCCCTGGTGGACGAACTGATCGCGGGCGACGTACCCGACCCGCAGTACCAGGAATTCCCGCTGGCGCTGATCTGGTTCGACCTCTGCCGCCTCGCGGGCGAGACACCGCCCGCCGCGATCCTGGCCGTGGTGGACGACTGCTCCGCCCTGTCGGTCCCGCCGCTGGTGCCGCCGCTGCGCGGCTCCTACGCCGAGCACGCGCGCCAGTTCCCCGAGTACGCCGACTGAGCCGCCACGCGCGGCGCGGCCCCGCCAAGGCCCGCCGCGCGCCTTCTGGCTACTGTTGAATGAGGATGGAGCGTGTACCGATGATCAAGCACAAGAACACCGCCGCCGACCGCCCGTACCCGCTGATGTGGGAGGGCCACGACTACGAGCCGCTGCCGCTCGAATCGCTCACGTTCGATAGTTGCATGACGCGCCTGATCGCCCCCTACTGCGTCACCGTCTCCTTCTTCTCGATCACCGATAGGCTCCTGGTCGGGCGCGGCGAGCAGGGCGACAGCCTCACCGGGCGCAGTATCATTGCCCACGATCTCCTGATCTTCGATGAGCAGAAAACCGCGCCGCTCGATGGGGCGATCGTGCTGGTGCAAGACGGACGCGAGTTCGTGGCCCGCGTCTGCCACATCCTCGCCGATGGCGCGGTGGAGTTCCACGCCGCCGCCGAGGGCTACCCGATCCTGACCGGCGCGCGCAAAATCTACGGCACCCTCGCCGTCGTGGTGCGCGCGACCGACGGGCGGGAGGTGACGGCATGAGCCGCAAGCACCGCCAGCGCGTCGCCACCCAGGAACGGATCAGCGCCGACGCCCTCGCCTCGCCGTATCTGCATCCCGAGGGGCCACGCGGCACCCTGGAAGTGCCCGCGACGTATTTGCGCGGCATCGCCCGCCCGCAGTGCTTCGTGGTCGAGAACAACTGCCTCGCCCCGCTCGGCATCGTGGACGGCGATAGCGTCCTGATCGACGCGGCCAACACCGCGCCCCGGCACGGCGAGATCGTCGCCTGCACCTTCAACGGCGAGCTGCTCCTGAAAGCCTATCTCTGCCACAGCACGGGCGGGCGGCGGCTGGGCTTCTATAAGGATGGCATCGCACGCGCGATCCCGGTCGGCCCCGGCGACGCGCTCACGATCATCGGCGTGGTCGCGCTGACCATCGCCAGCGGGCGGCGCGCGTGGCCGGTGGGCCGCGCCGGGGCGGTGACGGCATGAGCGCCACGGAGGATCGGACCTACGCCGAGGTGGGCCGCGCGATGGCCCACTGGCTCGCGGAGAACGACCCGCACGCCACGCCGCTCGCCGACGCGGTGGGGTTGCCAGAACTGGCGACGGTGCCGCCCGCGCGCCTGGAATCGCTGCTGACCGACCACCTCGGGACGTTCGCGCGGGGCTACCTCGCGGGGCTGCAATACGCGCGCGACCACCCCGACCTGTGGGCGGGGGACTGAGGACCGACCGGGGCGGCGGCGCTGGTGCCGCCGCCCCGTATACTCTTCGATGACAAGGAGGAAATATGAAAAACGTGGAAGAAACGAGCAAGGCACTTGCCACGCTACGCGCCTACCTAGCATCACAAAGTAAAGAGGCGACTGGCTATGTCTACTTCTTCCAAGCGGAAATAGGCGGGCCAGTCAAGATTGGCTATTCCGGTAGCCCGCGAACACGTAGGAAGGAATTGCAGACAGGACATGGTGAGGTGATTGTTTGCCTCGGCTACCTCCGGGGCACCAAGCAGTCGGAGTCGATGCTACATCACGCTTTTGCTGATCAGCAGGTACGCGGGGAGTGGTTCGCGCCCGCCCCCATGCTAACCAACCTCATCGGCGAGATCGCTATCACTGACGATCCAGGGATGCAACGTGCTCGGAAGATTGTCAAAGTACAAACATCCACCGTGCCTGTGGAACTACCGCGCGACCCGCAAGTTATAAAACCAATAATGAATATCCGCCTTGAGCCTCCAATCCCCATTCCCTGCCCACGTTGCGGCCAGATGATTACGTCTGGGCACTATTGGGAGCGCAAAGGCAAGACGGAAGGGTTTGGGAGCGTTTGGCTGATGCGCCATCGTAAGGAGAGCGGTAAGTGGTGCCTGCTCTATGCTGGCGCGACTGAATTGCTTGCCCTGATCACCGAGTACCAACCCGAATGGTGGGAAACAGCATCAGCGATCATGGGGATACGGAGCAGCAAAGAGTTTGGGGTGGGCTAATTAGCCCACCCCAATACGTTATCCGGCGTCTCTGGGACGCGCTCGCGCTTGCTACTCCCTACAGTAGCACGGCTGTTCGGCGCTGTCTAGGGTGTGGCGTTTCCCAGGGCAAAGGTTGGCTTTGTGCCCTGCTTGAACACGAGTTGCAGATCGGTCGCTGTAGGGGCAATATCAAAGATCAAGTAATAGCGAACGACCACACCGGGTGGCACCTGACCCCCGATGTCTTGGCCCTTCTTATAGGACGGATAGGAGTACACACCGGCCTGTGTGGAAAGGTTGTAGGTAACGCCACCGACCGCGCGCATCTCGAAATCGCTGGTGTTGACCCCGAAGTTTGCGTTGCCGGTATTCTTCATATCGAGCGCGATGATGAACCACGTTCCGGCAGCGAGGGTCTTGTTGTTGAAGTCCGACCACACAAACTCTTTGCCTGGACGATCGATCGCGGCGACGGCGAGATCCCAGTTCTTCACGCTCGCCAGCTCGTTCAGGCCGTAGACCTTGGGCGGTGGGACTGGCGTATTGGTCGGCTTCGGTGGTACGGGCGTATTGGTCGGCTTGGCGGTCTGTTCAGGCTTCGGCGTGTTCGTCGGTTTCGCCGCATCGGTTGGTTTCGCTGTCGTTACTGAGGTGGCAGTCACGGTGGCGGCTTGTCCCACCGCCGCAACGGTCGTGCCGCCCGGCGCGCTGGTTGGCGCTTGCGCGGCAACCGTGGGTGTCGCACTCCCTCCGCCGCGAGCCACGGCCACAATACCGATCAGCCCGCAGACAAGACAGAGCGCAAGCACCGCGCCCGCGCCGATCAAGAGGCGATTGCGCCGCTTTTTCGCGGGCAGTGGCGGTGCCGGGGTGTAGCGGTAGGGCGGCTGATCGGGGTACGGCTGCGGTGGCGGACCCGGCGGCGTGCTCATGCTTCCCCCTGCGGCGTATTCGCTAAGGCCCGCATAGTACGGCACGTCGCACTTATCGTCAAGAAAGCGCGGGCTGCGTCGCGATCAGCGGCGGAACTCCACGACCCAGCGCAGCCGGGTCGGCAGGAACAGCCGGGCGAGCCAGCCGCGCGGGATGGGTTGCTGGTAGACCCGGGCGACGTGCCAGCCGGTCCCCGCGAGCACGGTCGCCAGGTGCCGCATGTCGGGGCGGTGGGCGTAGTAGCAGCGCACGACGCGCGGATTGGCGGTGCGGTGCGCGCCGTGCGGACGGTGCAATGTGGTGTAGTAGGCGCCCGTGCCGGGGATACCGGCGGTGAGGCGCAGCCCGCGCCGTCCGACACCCGCGCGCAGTCCGTGACCGCCCACCGACACGCTCGGCCCGGACTTCGACAGGTTCAGACGGGCGAGGCCGCCCAGGTTGACGGCGCGGCGGAAACGTAGGCCCATCACATCCCCCTTACGCCGCGCGCTGGCTGATCAGCGCGTCCCGCTCGATCAGACTGAGGCGAACGCGCCTGCGGTATTCGCCGCGCGCCACCAGCAACGCCACCCGATCCTCGATGCGACTGCGCCCGGTGCGCGCTTGGTAGGTGTCCACGCAGAGGCGGTGCTTACGCCCGTAGCGGAGCAGTTGCGCGTCCGTCAGCCAGACGACGCCCTGTGTCGCCAGTTCGACGGCCCACGCCTCGACAATCGCCGCTGTGTGCCAGCAGGTGTGGTGACACTCGCTCGCCTTGCAGGTGCAGAACGTATCGCCGTTCGTCGTGTCGAGGCTGATGATGTTCGTGCGTGCGGCGTTGTGCTGGCTCGCCACGGCGTAGGCGACGATCCCGGTCGTGGTGTCGGCGCTGACGAAGCGGAGGGCGGGGCGGGCGGTGGTCGTTGCGGTCATGTTAGACTCTCCTGTGTGGCTTCGCGGTCACATGAGGGGCGGTACTTGCTTCCCGGCGGTCCGTCCCTCGTCTATGTATCTATATTACGCTCTTATGCGTGATTTGTCAAGAGGTTTGGGGTTGAATATTCACGCAGTATCGCGTAACATAATGACATGGAAGAATTGCGCGGGTATTACACAATAGAACAAGCGGCATTGCTGCTTCGCATGAGCGTCGGAGGGGTGCGTCGGCTGATCAGCGACAAGAAGATCGCGACGACGACACTCCCCGGAACGAAGCGCCCGAAGTGGATCACCGAGACAGAAATTGACCGCCATATCCGCGAGCGTAAGCCACGAGGGCGGCAACGCAAGCCACCCCCCGCGCCCTGATGGCCGGGGGGTGTCGTCTCGCTGCGTTCCTGCTGTGCCCGCCTACGCGACGTGTGCCTGCCGCGCGGACTCTCGCGCCGTCGCGGCGCCCGCGTAGCCGACGCAGGTGCCGACCTTGCGCCCCTGGTCGTCGCGGAGCGCGTGCCGCACCACGTAGGCTGATTCGCGGTCCGGCGCGGTCGGCAGCCGCGTGTAATACGCCTCCGCCGGCAGCGGGCGGCCACAACGGGGGCACCGTCGCTCCGTCGTCATGGCGTACCCCCCTTCCCTGCGTCGTCAATCGGCGACCGGCGCGCGCTGCGCCGCCTCGCGCGCCTCGTCCTCCGCGCCTTCCGCCGCCAGCGCCCAATCGCGCCAGATCGTCGGCTGCGCGTCCAGTTCCCACGGCGTGACCCCCAGATACCGCGCCGCCCGGATCAGCACGTACCAGTCGGGCAGGGGACCGCCGAGTTCGCCCCCCGTCAGGAGGTGCCGCCTGATGCTGGTCCGGGTGTCGGAGGGACCGTCATGCCGCTCACGACCGCGTTGATCGCGGCGACGTTGAACGCCACGGGCAGCGCATTGAGGCTATCGAAGTCGAGCGGGTAGGGCTTGCCGTTGTCGCCCTCCACGTCCCAGTCCATCAGCGAGCGGGCCAGGAAGTCCGCCACGCCCCCCGTGACCGCCTTGTCGGTGCCCAGCCCCGCCGCTTCGAGCGCCGCGCTGGTGAACGGGCGGAAGACGAGATTGACCGGTTCCCCCTGCCACTCGAACGACGCCTCGCACCGCTGGTCGATGATCTGCCGTACTTTCATCGCGCGTCTCTCTCCCGCTGTTGTCGCCCTCGGGTATCAAGGCGACGGGCGTTGCCCCGCCCCGCCCGCCGCCGCCTCGTCGCCGCCCTACACCCTAAAGCGCCGACAGGGTGTTGATGAGCGTGGCCTGGATGGCCCGCCCGAACGTGGGGTCGTGGACCCCCACGAACGGCCACTCGATCGCGTAGACGCCCGCATCGTCCGCGAACTTGTTGGCCTTGACGATCTTCGCGGCGATGTCGAGCTGGAACAGGTAGCTGCTGATGAGCCCCGTGCCGTTGATGACCGGGACCGCGCCGCTCCCCGCCGCCGGGATGGCGCCGATCACCGCCGCCGCGCCCGTGGTCGGGGTGATGGCACCGAGCGAGAGGACGCCGCCGCCCGCCTGGCTGACGTAGGCCGCCACCCCGGTCGCGTTCGCGGGGAGCGGGGTGACCGCCGCGACGTTGATCGCGTTGGTCGCCGTGCCCGCCGGGACCACGATGGTGCTGGTCGGGCCAACGACGGTCGAGCCGGTCGCGTTGGTGTAGCTGAGCGCCACCTGATAGGTGCCCGGCGCGATCGTGCCGCCCGTCGTGGCGGTCGTCAGGGTCGGCGCGGGCGGCGCGGACGCGATCACCGTGGCCGCGGCATAGATCTGCGGCCCGGTCACCTGGAAGCGCACGAACTTGGTCGCCCCGGCGCGCAGGGTGTTCAGCAGCGCCATGCCTGCCGCGTCGGCCTCGACCCTGATCCCCAGGTCGAGCTTCGGCAGCGTCTCGATGTGCGCCGCCCAGGACGGATTGGCGGTGTTGAGCGTCCACAACGGGCCGAACTTGCTGGCGAGCTTGAAACTGCCCGACAGGGCGCGCAGGAACTTGGTCGTGCCGAGCGCGCCGGGCGTGTCGTCGAGGAAGGTGTCGATCTGCGCGGGGATCATCGGGATCAGCGGTTGGCTGACCGGGCTGCCGGTCATGGTGACACCGTCCTGCAGCCGTTGCCCGAACATGGTCGCGTTCAGGTCGAACTTCTGGCGACTCCAGGTCAGGCCGAACTCCGAGAAGATCCCGTAGGGGAAGCGCTGCGCGCGCACCGGCGAGCCCTGCTCGACCGAGTAGGTCTGCGGGGTGTCCTCGGTCGTGGTGGACGGCTGGAACTGCCAGCGCCACGCCCCGGTCGGCGTCGCCCCGTCCATGATCTGCGTCGGCGTGGCGTTGGCGAAGCACGACGCGAGGATGTACTGCAACTCGTTGAACGTCGGGATGCCGACGACCGTCGCCGCCGACCACTCGCGCCCTTCCGGCACCACCGCATCGTACTTGGTGCCGTAGGGGCGGAAGGCGTTCGTCTCGGCCATGATCTCCGGCTCGATGGAGATCGACTGCAAGCGGCGAGTCGCGGGGACCAGCGCCCCCGGAACTGCCTCTATGCCCAACTGCACTCCCTGGGTAACTGTGGCGCGCTCTGGCATGGTTCGCACTCCTTTGTGCTAGGTGTCCGGGCTACGTCGCCTGGACCTCGAAACGGTACATCCCGCCCAGGTGGCGGTAGCTGACGCCGTTGGCGACCTCGGCGAGCTTGAACGGGGCCTCCCGCGTGCAGGAGAGGATCAGGCCGCCCGGTACGGCGACGTTGCGCGCCCCGTGGAGGAGTTGGTCGGCGCGTTTGGCGGCGGGGCGCGCGGCGTCGTAGGACGTGCCCATGACGGTCGCCTTGACGAGGTAGAGCGGGCGGGCCATGATCCGCGCCTGCCCCACCCCGAGCGTGTCCGCGCCGCCCGACAGCATGGCGAAGGCGTAGAACGGGTAGGGCGCGTCCTCGTCCGCGAGGTCCGCGTAGACCGCCGAGCCGTCCGCGCCGAGCACGGCGACGAGCCAGCGATCGATCAGGTCCGTCTCGGTGCCGACAAACGCGCTCATTCCAGCCCGATCCCGCCGACGAACCCGGCGAACGTCCGCCCGAACGAGCCCATGACCAGTTCGGCGGCGGGGAGCAGGAACGGCTGCGCGGCCATGAAGCGCGTCCCGTACTCGACGTAGATGGCGTGGCCCGCGTCGGCGCTGACGCTGGCCGCGTACATGTCGGTGAGCGTGGCCGCGATGGAGGCTTTGAGCGCGCCCGTCCGCACCGGGACGAGCCCCTGCGCGATGGCGACGATCTCGTTCGCGCCATCCTCGATCGCCGCCGCGATGCGGCCATTGATCACCGGGATCAGTTGCGGGAAACGGTTGCGCGCGACGATCTGAACGCTGACCATCAGCCGACCTCCTTGCACACCGCCCGGCAGTCCTTGCTGTACGCCCCGCCCCGCAACACGCCGCCGATCTGGAACGTGCGCCCCGCGATCAGCAGCGTGTCGGCGGGGACGAGATCGGTCCCCCACGGCAGGCTCACCGTGTAGGCGACGACCCATTGCAGGGCATCGGCGATCGTCCGCTCGTCGCCGCCACCGGCGGGGCGCAACCGGCACGGCACGGTCGCCAGGATGGCCGTCGCCGTGGTGCTGCCGCCCGCGCCGTCCTTCGTCCGCGTCGCCCGCTGGATGGCGCAGGAGTCGGGCATCGCCAGGGTTGCGTCCGTGCGCGCCTGGGCGACCTCGGCGGCGGTGAAGAGCAGGGCCGACACTTAGGCCGCCTCGCCCGGTGCGGGATCGGCCGGGGCCGACGGGGCCGCCTCGGCTGGTGCCTCCGCCGGTGCCTCGGCGACGATCGCTTCGTCCACGTCCGCGTAGGGTCGCCCGTCCTCGAAGCGGTCGATACGGAAGCCCCGGCGTTCGTAGAGTTCGCGGTAGGCATCCTCGGTGACGCCGTACCGCTCGCCGCTCTGATCGTTGACGATCTCGACGCGCTGTGTGCCCTCGTCAGGCATGATCACCATCCTCTCGTCGTGCCATTGGTGCGGTAGTACGGATCACCGCCAATCTCAGGACTGTTACTGTCGATCGGCCCGAACGGTCGTGGCCCGGTCGGCGGCGTCTCGATCGCCACGTTGGTCAGCGGTTGCAGCGCCGCGCCGCGCATCCCGCGCGACTTCTTCTCAACATCGGTGATCTCGTCCTGGGTCGCCTTCCGCAGCGCAACCAGCGTGTCGATCTGCTGGTGCCCCTGCTTGGAGAGTCCGTCGATCGTGGTGTTGACGACCGCCTGCAAGCCCCCGACACGAATATCGAACGCCTCGCGCTGCGTGTAGAGCGCCTGCAAACGCGGCGACGCTTGCGCCTTGTCCGCGTAGCTCGCCCAGATCACGGGCAGCAGTGCGGCGATCGTCCCGGTGGGGGTATCGCCTACTTTCGCCATGATCATGGCCTGGACCTGTGCCGCCGTGACCACCATCGCCTACTCTCGCTCGTCTACTGTGCGTCCGGCAGCGGGCCGGTCACGGTGGTGTTCGCCGGGTTGCTGGCGAGCGCCAGTTCCTGCGGGCTGGTCGCCACCGAGGGCGGGACGATCGGCAGGGTCGGCGGGCTGTCGCTGCGCACCGCGTCCGCCAGCGTCTGCACCGGCAGCCCCGACGCCGAGACCTCCGCGCCCCCGATGGCGATCAGCGCGCCCAGATTCACCAACCGGTCGATGTTGTCCTGATTGACGCTACCATCCTCGCGGAGCGGCAGATCGTCCGCGTGGATGAGCTCATCGCGCTGGTACTCCCCGAGCGCATCCACGCCCACCAGATACCGCTGTGTCTGATCCTGCGCCTCGTCGCGCTTGCTCTTCCGTGCCATCTACGAACCTCCCTCTTCTGACTCGTACAACGTCCGCAGGTCGAGCACGTTGACGTGCTTGCGGCTGTTGCAGCCCTTACACAACGGCTGGATGTTGTCTATCGTGTTCCCGCCGCCCCGACTGACCGGGACGACGTGATCGACCGTGAGGGCGATGTCCGGCTCCTTACGCCCGCACAGCAGGCAGGTGAAGCCGTAGCGCGCTTTCAGCGCCTGCCACTCGGCGGCGGTCCAGTGATGGCCCGCCCCCTTGATGGTGTTCCGACGCTTATGGGTGGAAGCGTTCACCAGGTCTTTGTTCTCGGTCTTCCACTTGCTATGGATTGCGCCATATGATTCGGGATGCGCCTCGCGCCATGCCCGCTGTCGTTCGGCCAGTTCGGCGCGATTCGCCTCTCGGTACGCCGCGTCGGTGGCCTTGATCTGCGCTCCATTCGCCGCCCGGTACGCCACTTTTTCGGCGACACGACACGCTTTGCAGCGTGCGCGGTACGTCTGACTACGCCCATTCAGATAATGGAACTGCGCAATCGGAAGCACACGCCCACATCCGGTACACGTTTTCTCGGTCGGTAGCACCCGTACACGCGGTGGCGCGGGAACGTAACGGGCCGCCGTCAGCGCCAGATGACACGCCTTGCACCATGAGAACCGCCGCCCGGTACGCTTGTCCTTGACGTAGAACTCGTCCAGCGACTTGACCTCGCCACACTTGGTACAGGTCTTGGTAGACACGTCCGACATACTGGCCCTCCACCTAGGGACCGCGACCAAACCCATACGCTCTTGCGTAACGGTGGCCCCTGTGTTTATGTTCCCAGTATACCGTATCTGCGTCATGCTGTCTACCCGTTTTCCCTGCTAGAATGCGGTTTTAGACGTTCATACGCACGAGAGCCGAGGGAAAGTATAGTGCTGGCCCGCCATTGTGCCCGTCGTGCACCTCGATCTGACGCGGGGGCCGCTTGGTCGTCTCCAGCGTGTCCACCACCGACATGTAGGGACCGGCGGCGGCGTTGGCGTTGGTGGCGTTGCGGGTGAATTTGTACTCGCCGATCGCCGCGCCGTCGCTGCGCTTGCCGACGACGATGACCACGCCGTCGCCGATGAACGGCTGGAACGTCTGCGTCTCGTCTTTGTAGCCGCCGTCGTAGATGCGGATCGTCGGCAACCCGTCGCCCGCGAAGAGTTGGTTGAGTTGCGCCTCGCTGTTGTACGTCCCGAGCCCCGCCGTGCGGCGACCGTAGATGTCCTGGTTGTTGGAGTTAGTGAAGAGCCGGTTCGCCGTGATCTGATTCATCCAGGCGGTCGCGGTCGGGCCGAAGCTAACCGAGTGACCGCGCTGGCGGAGTTGCACCGCGCGGAAGTCGGCGAGCGGCGCGGCGGTGGCACTCGTCGCCCAGGTGACCGGGGCGGCGTAGGTCTGCATGAGGTAGGAATCGGTGTGCAGGATCGCGCCAGACGGACCCGGCACGGCGAAGGTGCCGGTGCTGAGCAGGGTCCAGACGATCGACTCCACGCGGTCCAGGCGGCGACCGAGCAAGCGGCGCTGCTCCCGCATGACCAACGCGCTGATGTCCACCGGGACGCCGAACGTGCCGAACTGGCGACGCATCGTGATCTCGGTCTCATCGATCGGCGAGAACTCGCCGTAGATGCCGGGGTTCAGCGAGAACCGCTTCCCGCCGAGCTTGTTGATCTTCGGCGGCTGCCCGTCGAGGCCGCGCGCCTGCTGCAAGCCGGTGTAATCGTCCTCCTGCTCCCACATGACCAGCGGCTGGTCGTCATTGACCATCGGGAACACCTGGAACACGGGGCGGGCCTCCACCAACTGCGGCAGATAGTCCTGGGCGATCTCGTGTAGCTCCGCGCTGGAAGGAAAGAGGAAATCTGCCATGGCTCGCTACTCCTTTGTGGTTGGCCGACCCCCGCGCCATTGCGGGGACCGACCCGACACGGCGTCGTGTCCGTCTGGCACCTCGTCGTACCAGTCGCTAGGCTCAGATGATCACGATGCCGCTGGCGACCGTGCCCTCGACGAGGCGGCCATCCATATGGGCGAGCGCGTTGGCGTCGAAGCCGACCAGTTCCTGGCAGCGGAACGACCCGCCCATGTAGGCCGGGGCGGCCTTGCCGAACGTCTGGCCGAAGTCCATCACGCCGCTGGTGCCGAGCGTGATATTGCCGCTGGCGTCCACGACACAGGCGTACATCAGGATCAGCGCCGGATTCTGCGCGCCGTTCGTCGCGGCGGTCGCGGTGTTGGCGGCGGGCGGGTTGGCCGCCCCGGCGGCGGGCGGGTTGGCGACGGTCACGGCGGCCCCGGCGTTCGCCACGACGAAGCGCACGTCGGGCGAACCGGCGGTCTCGGAGACGTAGTAGGCGACGCCGGTCGCGCCGCTCGGCAATGTCACGGCAGGGAGGGCGATCGCGCCGTTGGCGATCAGGGTCACGCCGGCGGTCGGGCTGGCGGTTGTCTCGCCCACGCCGTTGCGGTAGGTCGCGACCACGGTGTACGCGCCCGCCGCGAACGTGCCGCCCGATCCGAGCGCGGCGGGGACCGGCGCGGCGGGCGCGGCCACGTCGGCGTTCGAGTAGGCGGCGTAGGTGCCCGGTGTCGCGGTGACCTCACCGATGATGGTGCCCTGGGCGTAGCTACCGGTCGCCAGCGCGACGTTGATCTCCGGGTGCGGGATGTCCGGGAAGAGGTAATCCAGACGGTTCTTCGTGGTGTAGGTGTTGATCGGTGCGATTGGCATGGTTGGCACTCCTTTGTGCTACCGCACGGCATCGTGCGCACGATCGGCGGCTACTTCGCCCGCTTCGCCTGGGCATCGAGGAACGCGCGCCCTTCCGGGGTCTGCATGTGCAGCTCCCGCTTGCGCTCCGCGCTCATCGGCTGCTCGGCCCCGAACTTGGCCGAGGTGCTGATGTTGTCGATCACGCGCGCCTCGCCGGTCGGTGCGGGCGTGGTCAGCGTGTGCGCCGGTCGCGCGGCACAGCGGGCCACCAGCGCATCCACGCGCGTCCCCTCCTTCGTCTCGGTGCCCGCCGCGAAGGTCACGACGCCGCCGATCGCCGCGTCGTCTTTCGCCGCCTGGCCGAAAGTGGCGACCAGCGCGGCACGCTCGGCAGGGAGCGCGCGGGACGCCGCGATCTCGCCGTCCGCGAACGCCGCCGCCTGGGTGGTGATCCGCTCCTCGCGCAACGTGGCGATCTCCGCTTGCGCGGCCTTGAACTCGGCGGAGTCCTCAACCTTCGGGGCTGGGGCGACGGTCGGGGCCGGGGTAACGGTCGTGCTGATCGTCTCCTGTGGCCCCACGAAGAACGCCTTCACGTGATCCATAAACCGCTTCTCGTCCTGCACTGGTGCCTCCTGTGCCGCCATCGCGGCCTTGCGCGGGGGGATCACGAGGCACTTCGCGCCGTGACTCACCGCATGGTCGTGGATCATCTGCATCGCTTTGACCTCGTGGGCCGCCGCGAATGTCGGGTAGCCGCCCGCACTGGCGTTGTCCGGGCTACAGACGGCCCCGGAGCGCGCGGCCATGTCGTGCACGCCCTGTAAGGCGTCCTGACCGTGATAGGTGTCCTGGCGCGGCGCGGCGAAGTCCGCGTCCTCCTGGGCGGCGCTGAACGCGGCCATGATCGCGGCGTCGGCCACGCGCGGGGCCTTGACGAGCGCCAGCCGCGCCAATTCCTTCGAGTCGCGGTCCCAGGTGCAGGAGACCTTGACCGCGCCGCCGAGCACGGTGTCGAGCCAGGTCGGCACGGCCACGGTGCCGAACAGCGTGCGCCCGTCGTCGTCCGTCTCGATGCTGTAGACCTCGCCCAGTTGGCCGTCGAGCACGGTCGGCACATGCTCCAGGTCGAGCGGGCAACTGGTGAACCGCTCCACCGCGTTGATGATCTCGGCGGGGGTCATGCTGAAGCCCTTGTCGGGGTACTCGCCCGCCTCGAAGAGCTTCCCGCGCCGCAGCACGTAGTCGTCGTCGTGGGCGAGCGCGGGGAGCGTCGCGGTCGCGTCGAACGCCACCAGCTGCATCGTGTCCTCCTGATCGTGCGCGCCGAATGCGCTGTGGTGTGCGGCGCGCGGGCGGCTGGCGTGACTGCCGGGATGCCCCGCGTGCGGGTGCGGCTGCCCGTGCGCGCCGGGATGGGGCGTGGCCGCGCCCTTGTGGGGCCGGGCCACGCCCTTGCGCCCCACGTGCGGGGTCGCCGCGCCGTGGGCCTTCTTGGCGGCGTGCTGCTTGACGACCGCCGCGTGCGTCGCCTTCGCCGCGTGCAGGGTGGCGCTGTGTTTCGGGGCGGCGATCGCCTTGCCGTGCCGCATGACGTGGGTGTGATAGCCCGCACCCTTGGCCCGCTTGATCGTCACCACATGCCGCCCGCCCGAGATGCGGGTATGCGCCACGGCGGGTGCGCCGTTGCCGTTCGTCCACACGCCATTGACGGCGCGCGGCTCGGCAGGGTTGAAGTCGAACGCCGCCGTGTCGCTGTGGTGCGCCTCGTTGGCCGCGTGGCCGGGCGTCTTGCCGGTCGCCTGGACGTGCAGCCAGGCGCACAGCGCGTGCGGGTCGTCGATGTTCGGCTTGCCGCTCAGCGCGGTCACACAGGCGTCGTAGTCGCCAGCCTGGCCGCCGCCGTCGCCCATGCGCTTGTGCCAGTATTTGAGCAGGGTGGACAGATTGCCCTTCATCTCGGCGTTCATGCAGCACCGCCATCGACTGCGGCACCCGTGCCGGTGTCGGGCGTGCCGTCGCTCTGCGCCTGAACCGGTGGCGCGATCACGGGTGCGGGCTGCGGCTGCGCGGCGAGCCTGGCCACGTCCTCGGCCAGTTGCACCTCCTCGGGTAGCCGGGGCGGGAGGTTGAGCAGGGCGTCGGTGGCGGTGAGTTGGGACGGGGCCAGGTACCCGGCGGTTTTGAGCGCGGCAAACCCGGCCATCATCGCCACGATGTCGCTCTGCTCGGTCGTGCCGAGCGTGACGCGCGGGCACAGCCGCACCGCGTCCTCGCCCCAGTTGTAGCGAATCCAGGGCATCAGGATGTCGCGCGCCAGCATCCGGGCGACCGCGCGCTTCGCCTGCTTGATGATCGTGTCGAGCACGTCCTGATGGACCAGCGACGCCGCGCGGCTCTGGTGCCGCCCCTCCTCGCTCGCCAGCGTCTGCCCCAAAATGCTCTTGGTGATCATCCGATCGTAGAGGTCGAACGCATGGATGAACGCCTCGCCCGTCCCCGACGAGAAGAAAATCTGGAACGTCGTCCCGTTCGGCAGGGCCAGCGCCGTACCGTTTTTGAACCCCGCCAGCGTGTCGAGGAGCCGCTGTTCGGGCGTGATCGGGATCGGCAGGCCGTTCGTGTCGAACGGGCCGGTCGGGTTGCCCAGCGCGTCGGTCGGCACGTAATCCTGCGCGTCGGGGCCGGTCGTGGCGACCACGGAGGGCGCGGCGAACTGCGTCAGGTAGCGCAGGTGCTCCTGCATCACCTGGCGCTTCAGGAACCAGGCGGTGTACGCGGAGCGTAGGACCGAGGTGCCGACCGGGCTGCCCTCCTCCGGGCGGAAGGAGAGGATCGCGAACTTGGCGCGCGGCATGAAGTTGGGCAGGCTCGTCGGGTCGATATACCCGGTCTGCACGGGCGTCGCCTCGCCCGGTATCCGCGCCAGCAGGCCCAGCAAGCGCCCGTAGGCGTCCACCACGAACGCGGTGGCAAGGCGGGGCTTCACGCGTAGCGCGGTCAGCATCAGCCGCGTCGCGCCCCCGTGCACCTGATAGGCATACACCTGTTCCGCGACCTCATTGCCGCGCGACACCGCGTCGAGCAGGTTCCAGAGCACCTCGTCGAGCGGCGTCTCCAACGCTTCGAGCATCGCGGTCGCCAGGTCGTTGAGCTGCACGGCGAGCGCGTAGTCGGGGTCGGTCTCGTCGTCCAGCGCGGGCGCGAGCTTCGCCCCATCTTCGAGGATCGACGCTTTGAGGATCAGCAACGCCGCCGCGACCTGGGGGTCGGAGGCCATGCGCTCGTAGATGTCGACGCCGAAATCGCGGGCCAATTCGTCGATGTCGGGGGGCAGGGCGCGCGCGTAATTGGTGAACCATTGCCCGCTGCCGCCGACACCCCCGGCCACGTAGTCGCGCGTGGGGTCGGCGCTCACGGTGATGGTCTTGCCGGGGGTGGCGGACGCGGGGTTATCCGGCGTGCCCGGGAGGCCGCCAGTCGTGATCGTGTCGGTGAGGGTGCGGGTGGCTGCGACCAACGAGGAAGCCCCCACTGCGCCGGTCGCACGTCAAACGCGCGGGGGGCGTGGGGGCTCGGTGGCCCAAACGTTCGCTTATCTACTTACTGTAGCACGGGTGTTCCCGGGCTGTCAACGCGCTGCCAATGCCCGCGTCAAGCTCTCCAACGAGGTGCGCTTCACGTCATCGAGTCAGATGTCCGTCTCGTGTGGCGTCCAGCCTTCTTGTCGCACCTTCAGTCGCATGATCCCGCCCCTTTGCTCACGACGCTTGCCTTTCCTGCTCCCGTTCCTGTGGCACCGTCGCGCACCGCTCGCCGCGCGTCTCGTCGGGCAGCACGATCGTCTGGCCGCGCCGACACCGCCGATTCGGACAGACGATCTCGATGCGCCCCGTCGCCGTGGGCTGCGCCCGGAACAGCAGCGCGCGACAATCCGCGTTGCGGCAGCGGTACTCGGTCAGCGCCCCTCCTCGCTCGCCCATCAGCGCACCACCAACGTCGCGCGCTGGCCGCCCACGGCGGGGGTGTACGCGCGCGAGAGCGGCGCGCTCAGGCGGATCAGCGCCATGCTTGTCGTGTCCACCGGCTCGTCGTGCGTCACGTTCGGGAAGCCCTCATGGCGCGCGATGAAATCCTCGACCCACGGCGCGTCTTCCGGCAGGAACACGCACCCCGCCGCGACGAGCGGTGTCACGCTCTCCGCGCGCGCCTCTTTCGAGAGGGTCGCCAGTTCCCGCTCCCGCTCCACCGCCGCCAGGAGCGGCTGGCCGGGCGTGCGCGCGAGCGGGAAGGGCAGCACGGGCAGGCGCGGCAGGATCGTCCCCTGCATCGTCGGTATGGGGCGCATCAGCGTCTGGATCGCGCTCTGCCCGCTCGCCTTGTCCTCGATCGTCAGGGGCACCACGGCGGCGCGCGCCTTGTGTTTGTTGTGCAGGTCGTGGAGCGCCTGCATCAGGTCGGGGTAGGACAACCGCTCCTCCCAGTAGTCGATCAGGTAGTAGTTCCCCACGCCGTCCGCACCCCACGTCGCGCACCCGGACGGGTCGTTGGCGACGCCCTCCTTGAACGCCGAGTCGACGAATTGCTCCACGCGCGCGAGTTTCGGCAGCGCCCGATAGCGGCCCCACCACGCGCGGCGGAACATCCCGCCCCCGCGCGGGGCCGGGCGTTGCTGCAACTGCCCCGCCGCGCCATACGGGCCGAGCGAGCGCTTCAGCGACGCCAGCTCGTCCGGGCCGACGCGCTCGGGGCAGAGGAGTTCGCCCTCATGCTCGCGCGGGTCCGACCATCCGATACTCGTCACCGGCTTGCGCCCAGCGAGCGGCGGTTCGTACTCGGCGGGGAGCGTCAGGTGTTCGTAGCCGCCCTGCGCGAGGACGTGGCCGCTCAGGTCGCCCTCGTGGACCCGTTGCATGACGATCACCTTGGCCCCCGTGCGCTGATCGTTGAGCCGGGTGGACATCGCCTCGTCCCACCACGCCAGCGTCGAGCGCCGCACGGCCTGGCTCTCGGCGTCGCGGACGTTGTGCGGGTCGTCGACCACGACGCGATCCCCGCCCTCGCCGGTCGCCGCACCATCGACCGAGGTGGCGATCCGATAGCCCGTGCGGTCGTTCTCGAAGCGCAGTTTGGCGTTCTGGTCGCTCGTCAGGCGGAACCGCTCCCCCCACCGCGCCGTGTACCAGTCGCTCTCGATCAAGCGGCGACATTTCAGGGAGTCGCGCACCGAGAGGGACAGGGCGTAGCTGGCGAAGAGCCAGCGCCGTTCGGGGTGCGCGATCCACTCCCACGTCGGCCAGAACACCGAGACGATCAGGCTCTTGGCGTGGCGCGGCGGCATGTTGATCACGAGGTTGCGGATCTGCCCGGCGCTGACCGCCTCCAGGTGGGCGCAGATCGCCTCGACGTGCCACCCGTGCACGTAGGGCGTCGCGGGCTCGACGACGTGCCACGCCTGCCGGATGTACTCGGCGAGGCTGCGCCGGGCCCGTTCCGCGCGGATGTCATCGAGCGTCGGGAGTGGCCTTGTCTGCGAGGCGCTCAAATTGCACCAACTCCTCATCCGTGAGCCGCGACAGGTCGGGGCGCGTCTCCACGCGCAGCGGCCCGCCATCCTTGCCCGTCAATTCGCGCTTCTCGGTCCATTGCCCCGCCTCTTGCGCCGCCTGCTTCTCGGTCGCGCGCAACTCGGCCAGGAGCGCCGTGTCCACCGCGTACTCGTGCACCACCTGCACGCGCCCGGTCGGCGTCAGCGCCTCATCGTCGGCGGCACCGCCCGCACGCCCGTGCTTGACATCGTAGACCTTGACCAGCTTCGGCTCGCGCACCAGGAGTCCGGTGTCGCCACCGGGCACGGCGGCGTGTTCCTGGGCGCGCGCGGCGATCACGCGCGCCATCAGCCCGTGTCGCTCGTTGAGGCAGGCGATGCGCCGCCGCTTGTCGGCGATCCCCGCATCCTCGATGGCCGCGCGCTGCGCCGCGCGCCGCTCCTCGATCCGCGCGGCGAACGCCGGGATGCGCTTCCACAAGCCGAGCGTGCGCCGACTGACGCCGACCGACGCCGCGATCGCCTCGTCGATCGCCGTGTCCGCCGCCAGCAACTCCGCCGCGCGCACGCGCGCGGGATTCCAGGTGAAGTTTTGGGTAGAATCACCGCCCGCCATCGCACCGTCCTCCACTCACTGCTGCACCGCCTCGCCGCATACGCGCCGCGTGGCGCGATACGTGCCGGTAGCGCTGCCGCTGTCCTGCTTGCCCGTCAGCGTGCCGCTCAGCGGATCGTCGCCGCGTAGCGCAGCAGCACGTCGCACGCCGGGTCGCCGGTCGTGAGGCACCAGTCGAGCGGCGTGCGGCTCGCGTTCTCCCAGTCCCAGACGAGCGCGCCAGCCGCGCCCGCGCCGAAGTACGCCGCCAGCTTGCGATCGTAGCTGCGCGCCCGGTCGCCGACGTTCGCGATGACCGGCACGGTGTCGAAGTTGGTGCCGACTTCCGCGCCGTACTCCTCGACCACGATCGGCTTGTTGAGGCTGCGCGACTGCATGAAGCGCCCGGCGAAGCCGCTCCCCGGCGCGGTGAGCGCCAGGGCCACATCGGCGTAGACCCACACGCTGAACTCGGAGCCGTCCGCCGCCGTGATCGGCAGGACGACGTTGCCGTCGAAGTTGGTGGTCGCGGTCAGTTTCAGGCTCTTGGTGCGTCCGGGCAAGGCGATCGTGGCGCTGTTGCTCAGCGTGCCGCCGCTATCCTGGAGCGCCCCCTTGATGGTCGCGTCCTCGAAGGTGATCGTCTGGGTCGGCGCGTCGTGCGGCCCTACCGTGATCTGCCCGATGTAGATGTCCCCCGTCGCGCTCGGATCGCCGTGGAGGTAGAGGCCGACCGCGCCCGATCCGGTGATGAGCGTGCCGCGCAGCTCGACCCACTGGCGCGCCGGGAGCGGGAACTTCTCGTAGTTGTTGTAGTTGCCGTAGTTGATGGTGGTCCCCCCGGTGATCCCGGCCACGCTCAGGCCACGCGCGTACCAGCCGCTGACCGGCAGGTCGCCGGAGAGCGGGTAGCGGTTGTTGCGGTAGTCGTGCAGCGTCAGGAGGTCCACCGTGGACCGGTTGTGCAGATCGTAGTAGTCGGTGTGGCGCTGGCCGTCCTCGTCCTTCCCCTGCACCCCGACGCCGAGGAGGTGGTTCGGGTCGGCGGCCTTGATCCGCCCGGCGATGTCGGCGACAAAGGCGGAGAGCAGGGCGGTGCTGGCCTCCGGCTCGTTCATCAGCGACCAGTAGGCGATGGCCGGTTCGTTTGCGTAGCGCGTGGCGATGTCGGTCGCGTACTGCTGGAACGAGGTCGGGTAGGCGGTCGGCGTGCCATAGGGGGACGTGTAGCCGGTGCTGTACCACGCCCACGAGGAGGCGGTCTTGTTGCCGCCGCGCGTGAGGTCCTGGAAGTTGTTTTCGAGGCAGGGGATCACCTTGACCCCCGCGAGGTTGGCCCGCGCCATCACGAGGTCGAGCGAGGACCAGTCGCGGGCGTTGGCGGCGTTGGTG